TTGCTACGCTCGATGGCATTAACGCGCTGTCTGACTGGGGTGCCGACTCTGTTCGGTGTAACATCGGAGGCGGCTCTATCTGTTCCACACGAATCCAGACCGGTCATGGTCATCCCGGCTTACAGACAGTGGTTGATTGTGCCAAGACGGAGCGCGACGTTACTATCATTGCTGACGGAGGTATCCGCAACAGTGGTGATATTGTGAAGGCTCTTGCTGCAGGCGCAGACTGTGTAATGGTTGGTTCGCTGTTGTCCGGCACAACCGAGACACCGGGCGAGATCATTTATATTGATGGACATCCGCACAAGACTTATCGAGGCATGGCATCGGAGGAAGCACAAAAGGATTGGCGGGGCTCAGCCTCGTCGCTGGAAGGAATCTCCACCGTGCTGCCATGCAAAGGTCCAGTAAACAACACTTTACAGGTGTTGGACAAGGGCGTACGCAGCGGCTTCTCATATACCGGAGCACGTAACTTGCTTGAACTACAAACGAAGGCAGTGTTTACTCGACAGACTGCTGCCGGCATGAGAGAGTCAGACACGCACATCTTGGGTACCAAGTAATGTCCGATGAGTTCTACAACAAGCGGATAGTGTTCAGAGAGAATGACCAAGTACATGCCAAGCTGCGCATCCGCTTACACTATGACGGCATCAAGCAGTCTGATTTCTTTCGGGGATGCATCGAGGCATACCTGACGCAAGACGAAGAGTTTGAGAGCTTCATCGAAACATTAAAGTTGAAAAAGAGTAGCCAGAGTAAGGTTAAGCTGGCTAAGTCGAAGAAGTTGAAGGACGAAGGAAAAGATTTATCCAGCAAGCTGGCGCTTAACTCAAGCGAGATTGAGAATATTTTTGATATGATAGAGGAAGAACATGAAGGACTTTAGAGGAAAGATTGTGTGTTGGAATAGAAAAACCACACCGCCTTATTATGGAGTAATTGTTGAGTCAGAGTTGAGACAATGTGGTGCGCCACTGCCGCCTTGGAGGTGGTATAAGATCAAGTGGACATCACCCACGCCGCCAGAGTTCACGCAAGAGTGGCACCGGTGTGATCATGTCAACATCGTAGACGCATACAATATAATCTCAAAACTTCATCAGGCAATGATTGTTGCAGAGGAAGTAAAGGGTGTAAGATGAGGCGCTGCGCAAGACAGTGCTTCAGTAAAAATAAAGATTGTAAAGAAAAGGAATGTCGATTATGGATTGACTATTCCGAAGACCTCAACTGCACCCTTATCGCAGTACGCAAGAACGGTGCCATGACTTTAGAGGAGGTTGGAAAGAGACTGGGATACACACCAGCGAGAATCCAACAGCTTGAGAAAAGAGCACTCCAAAAGATCTCTTTGCGCGCAGCTTGGTTAAGAGATTTTTTATTGAGTAGTTGACGCCGTTTGCTGCAGTATGGACTATTTATTATCGAAGCCTTCATAATATTATTTAGGAGATTATAAAGCAATGAGTAAGAAGAAGCTAATTTTGAACGAGTCGGTCACCCGCAGATTTATGCGTCTGGCTGAGATCGAGTCTAAGTTTACAGACGAGTTTATCAGCGAGATGGACTATCAGCGTGACGACATGGAAATGGCAGATGACCCCATGGCTGGCGAGGAAGAAGAACTTCCCGGCGATGAGGGACCAGAAGAGGAGATGCCAGAAGAGCCCATGGGCGACACGGTTGAGGTTGACGCCGAGGAGCTAGTTTCCGACATTGTTGCAGCACTCCAGAAGCAAGGTGCAGACGTAAGCATGGAAGGTGGCGAAGAAGAAGCCCCCGAGGGAGAAGAAATGGAGCCGGTAGCCGGTGACGAAGAGCTTCCACCCGAAGGCGGAGAAGAAGAGCCACTCATGCAAGAGCTTGCCGACAACGTTACCATCACTTCCGACGAAGATATGGTTAACGAGGTTGCTCGTCGCGTCGCCGCCCGCCTCGTAGCTGCAGCTAAAGCCCGTAAGTAGGGGTTTCGGTTGTACAATATTTTATTTTAACACTGCTACCCTATAGTGTATGCTATAGGGTAGTGTTATTTATATGGAGCTAGAATGGAATACGCATCGTTAGGTCTTGCAGGACTTATCGGGTATATGGTAGGCTGGGCACTTGCCAACATAATGCAGCTTGGAAGAACCGCGCTGTTTGTTGAGAGAACTGGACTACAAACATTAAAGTTAATGGTGACGATTGCGGAAGACGTTGAATTCGTACGCACCTTAAAATATCGTATCGCAGAAGAAGAGTTTGGCGATAATGCTGCCGCACTGAGGCAGAAGAATGTAGATGATTATGAGCTTGCTCGTTGGAAGAAGGCTGTGATTGACAGCTACTTGTCTTCATACCCTGCCACGTTCAAGCGCCAAGTACCGTTCAATGACTGGGACGGTGCTGTTAGACACTTTGAGCAGAACAGGAGGAAGTTGTAAGATGTTGATGTCACCAAAGAAGAAAGCCGAAAAAGAAGAAAAGGGCGAAGAAGAAGGCGTAGCAGAAGAGCTATCCGCAGAACAATTGGCTGCAGCCCTAGGGCTAGATGTTCCAGAAGAAGAGATGCGTATCGTTGGTCTTTACGGAGACATCGATGAGCGCAAGTCTCGCGAAACTTTGAGCGGTCTGCTGGTCCTACACCACTCAGGCAAGACCGAGAAGGATGGCAAAGAGGTGTGGGAGCCGATGGAGATGCTTATCTCCACATATGGCGGTAGTGCTGACGACATGTTCGCGCTGTATGACATCATGCGCCTGATTCAAAAGGACTGCGAGATTCATACGTTCGGTCTTGGCAAGGTTATGTCTGCCGGCGTGCTATTGCTTGCAGCAGGAACCAAGGGTAAGCGAAAGATTGGCAAGAACTGTCGTGTCATGATCCATTCGGTTATCGGTGGTAACCATGGTGCGCTACACAACCTTGAGAACGAGATGGATGAGATCAGAAACTCTCAGGAAACATACATGGATGCGTTGGTTAAGGAAACCAGCCTAACGAAGCGCACACTTAAGAAGCTGTTGGAGAGAAAGGTCAACGTATACCTGTCAGCGTCTGAGGCTGTCGAATACGGGATTGCAGATATTATTGTCTGACATTATTAACCTTTGAGATGAACCCGTGGACAAAGTATTTTATAATAAATCTTCTCAAGATTCCCTAGGCTGGGATCCGTCATGGTTTGGCTGTAAGTACAACGATGATGATCTGGTCAGTGCGGTAAAAGAGTGGCAAGAGAACATGGGCTTGACTGCCGATGGTCTGGTTGGTCCCGCAACCTACAGAAGAATCTGGACCGAGAGGGAAGCAGAGATTTCAGATCACATCCCGCACCCATCAGCGTACGCCAAAGGTGAAAAGTATTGTAGGGATCAGAAATACATTGTCCACAACGGTAAGTTTATCAAGATCGACTGGGACAAGGTGACTTTGTGGGACGAGGCTCTGGGGCTTGACTGTGACGAGAACAGCTACTATGATTATGCTGGCAAGCCTGACAGAAAGCCTACTATCTTTGTTAACCATTGGGATGTCTGTCTGTCGGCGGAGTCTTGTGCGATGGTGCTGGGACGCCGAGGAATCTCAGTACACTTCTGTATCGACAACGATGGTACGATCTATCAACTGTTGGATACACAGCACGGCGCATGGCATGCTGGCAACAGCAAGGTCAATCACAAGTCTATAGGCGTTGAGATCAGCAACGCATACTACCCAAAGTATCAGAACTGGTATGTGAAGAATGGCTTTGGCGAGCGCCCCATCCAAGATGGCGCATGGGTTCATGGCAACAAGCTAGATCCGTTCTTGGACTTTTACCCTGTACAGATTGAGGCGCTGAAGGCGCTATGGAAAGCTGTTCATGATGGTATTGGGATTCCTTTGGATACGATTGAGAGCGATGGAGTGACCGGCACAAGGGTAGACAACAGAGCAGCGCGAGCTACATTCAAAGGGTTCGTTAGCCACTATCACTTAACCAGCCGCAAGATTGATTGTGCAGGTTTGGACATTTGTAAGTTGCTTAATGAAGTAAAAGAAGAATTAGAGGACTAATTAATACATGGGAAATAAAGAACTGGACTCTCTCATCGAGAGTTACTTCAAATCAGCGGATGTGCTGTCACAAAAAAATGACCTATTAAGCTTTGACGTTTTGGTTGAAATAATCGAAGAGGTCATGACTGACACCTATCCCACCAAAGACAAAGTAAAAGAAGGCAGACTACCGCCCGACCAATGGAAAGAACTATACCGTAAGCTTTTGATGGTTGGTGTTGACTCTGACATGGTTGAGGCAATCAAGCTGCTGGCTGACAGTGGTATGAATAAGGACGACCTTGAGGCTATGCTTAGCCAGCAAGCGATGCAAGACGTACGTGGTATGGAACAGATGAACGAAGAGCAGAGTGCTGGTCAGAAGTTCGTGTTGTCGCTTCCCAAGTATACACCCACCGAGGCGTGGGGTGATCCAAAGCATATGGATCGTGAGCAAGTAAATAATATCTTTAAGGTTGTTCGCGGTGGTGCATCTATTTCTGCACGTATCCAATATCTTAATGACTTCTTGGATCCTGCGAAGGCAAAGCGCAAGACAAGCCCCCGCGTTATTATTAACACCATGATCATTATCGAAAGTCTTAAGGCAGCGATGAACCACTTTAATGAGTCGTCTGCTGGTTTCGTATTTGAGGCATTCATGGCGGCACTAACTGGTGGTCACCAAGAAGCCGGTCGAGTCAAGGGAACACTACCCATTGAAGACTTCGTGGCTTTCAGTCAGTTCGGTGGGCAAAATGTTCCAGTCAGCCTCAAGCTGCTGGGCAAGAGCACGGGCGTCAAGGGAAGCTTTACTAACCTTGTGGACTTTTTGTTCGTTCGCGGCGAGCCCGCTATCAAGTATCTTGTTGCATACAAGACTAAAGAAGAGAGCGGCGGCGCCGGAGCACTAGAGATTTGGGAGTTTGACATTACCAGAGAAAACCTGACTACATTCTTGGCTGGCGGCTCAAAGAAAACCCGAGCCCTGCTGGGTGACGTGTCTGTTGACGCTCTCAATGCTGCAATCCAATCGGGAGATATGGAGCAGCTTGCTGCTATTATCACGCAGGCTCCCGGCTATACCAAGCGAGGCATGTTGCACAAGCAAACTAAGCCAGAGCCAGAAGAGCAAGAGCCGCTTGATGAATCATTAACCTTTTACCAGCGCGAGAAGATCCTTATGACCGAGGGTCG